CACCCCAGGTTTTCAAGGATGAACTGTTCGCAGGTGACGGTGACATTACTGTCTGGATCAATAGCCCCGGTGGTGACTGCGTTGCAGCAGCACAGATCTACAACATGCTCATGGAATACAAGGGCAACGTCACCGTAAAGGTGGACGGCATTGCGGCAAGCGCTGCATCCGTCATTGCGATGGCAGGTGCCAAGGTGCTGATGTCCCCTGTGTCCATGATGATGATCCACAACCCTATGACCGGCACCTTCGGCAATGCCGCAGAAATGCAGCGGGCGATCGAAATGCTGGGTAGTGTTAAAGATTCCATCATCAATGCCTATGAGATCAAAACCGGCATGTCCCGTACCAAAATCAGTCATCTCATGGACGCGGAAACATGGATGGATGCAACGAAGGCCGTGGAGCTGGGTTTTGCAGACGAAATGCTGAAGCGCCCCGGTGACACGGAAAACATGGAAACACCCACCGTTTCTATGCTGTATTCCAAGACCAAGGTGGTCAACTCCCTTATGGAGAAAATCGCAGCCAAGTGCGCGATCGCAGGCAAACCCGCAGAGCAGGAACCGCAGGGGCGCTCTGTGGAGGAACTGAAGGCGAATCTGAACGCCATCAAAAATTATATCTAATGGAGGGTTTTTATATGAAAATTATCGAAATGCGTGAGAAGAGAACCAAGCTGCTGGCCGCAATGGACGGCTTTCTAGATACCCATCGCAACGAAAAGGGTGTCCTCAATGCAGAGGATGATGCTACCTATGCTGCCATGGAGAAGGATCTGGCAGACCTGACCAATGAGATCAAGCGCATGGAGCGCCGGGAGGCTATCGACGCAGAACTGTCCAAGCCCGTTTCCAACCCCATTACCAATCAGCCTATGAATGGGAAGGAAGAAAAGCCCAAGACTGGCCGTGCCTCCAATGAATACCGTGAAGGTATGCTGAAGGCGCTGCGTACCAACTTCCGCCAGATTGCCAATGTTCTGTCTGAGGGCATTGACGCAGACGGCGGATATCTGGTTCCCGAAGAGTATGACTCCCGGCTGATTGAAGCGCTGGAGGAAAACAATGTTTTCCGTCATCTGGGTACCACCATCACCACTGCCGGTGAGCGCAAGATCAATATCGCTGCCACCAAGCCTGCTGCTGCGTGGATCGATGAAGGCGAAGCACTGACCTTCGGTGACGCTACCTTTGCCCAGATCAATCTGGATGCCCACAAGCTGCATGTTGCCGTAAAGGTGACCGAGGAACTGCTGTACGATAATGCATTCCAGCTGGAGAAGTATATTCTGCGCCAGTTCTCTAAGGCACTGGCCAATGCGGAAGAGGATGCTTTCCTTAACGGCACTGGTGTGGGACAGCCTCTGGGTCTGCTGGCAGATGCAGGCGGTGCAGAAACGGGTGTTACTGCAGCCGCTACCAACAAGATCACCTACGATGAACTGGTGGATCTGGTTTACTCTCTGAAGCGCCCCTACCGTAAGAACGCGGCTTTCCTGACCAACGATCAGACTGTTGGCGCACTGCGTAAGCTGAAGGATCAGAACGGTCACCCCCTGTGGCATGATTCTGTGGAGGACGGCGAACCCGGTCGTATTCTGGGCTACAAGGTTTATACCTCTCCCTATTTCCCTGTAATGGAAGCAGGCAAGCCTGCCATCGCTTTCGGTGACTACAGCTACTACAACATCGGTGATCGTGGCACCCGCTCTTTCGCTGAACTGAAGGAGCTGTTTGCTGGTAACGGCATGGTCGGCTTTGTTGCCAAGGAACGCGTCGACGGCAAGCTGGTTCTGCCTGAGGCAGTCAAGCTGCTGAAGATGAAGGCAGCAGCTTAAATAACAGGGGGTGGCGGCAATGATGGAAGAACTTCTGAAGAAGCTGAAGCAGAATCTGATAGTGGAGCATGGCGACGATGATGATTTGCTGCGCGGATACCTCACTGCCGCCATCTCCTATGCAGAGAGCTACCAGCACATCAGTGCGGGAAGCTATACAACTAATGCGATGCCAGCTACAACTGAGCAGGCGGTGATCATGCTGGCATCGCATTTTTATGAAAGCAGAGATGGATCCACTGGCGGCTTCTTTGCAGACAATACACAGGCGGCATCGCAGGTATGGAATACCGTAAATCTGCTGCTGCGGCTGGATCGGGAATGGAAGGTGTAGCATGAGTTTTGGAAAAATGAATCGCTGCATCGATATACAGGAGAAACGGCCTGTGGTAGATGAGGAAGGATTCCGTTCCATGGAGCTTTTCACAGTGGCCACTGTCCGTGCATACCGGGAAGGCAGACACGGCAGTGAGCGCTGGGCAAATCGGGCATCTTTCACGGATGCCACGGATTTGTTCCGATTCCGGGTCATTCCCAAGCTGGAGGTTACAACGGATATGATTATTCTCTGCGATGCCCGAATTTTTGAGATCACCAGCGTTGAAGATGTGAAGGGCAGGGGCATGTATATCGAAGTGCTGGCAAGGGAGGTACATCCCAGTGGCCAGAGTTGATGTGAAAATGCCAGAGGATTTCCTGTTGAAGCTGTCCCGGCTGGGCAGCAATATGGATGCGGTAGCGGAAAAAGTACTGGAGGCAGGCGGTGAGGTGGTGCTGGAGAAGGTTCAGAGCAACCTCGCCGCCGTCGTTGGGACTGGCACAAAGCACGATTCCAAATCCACAGGAGAACTGGTAGGATCCCTTGGCCTTTCGCCGGTGAAGCCAGATAAGGCAGGAAACCATGACATCAAGGTCGGTTTCTCGGAGCCACGATCAGACGGACTGAGCAATGCCATGTTGGCAAACTTCATTGAGTACGGCAAGCATGGCCAACCAGCTAAGCCTTTTCTGAAACCTGCGAAAACGGCTTCCCGTGCTGAGTGCATTCAGACCATGAAGGATACATTGGAAGCGGAGGTGGAGAAGCTATGAGTCTGTTGGCAGATTTGAAAAGCATTGCCCAGCAGGTCGGCATCCCGGTGGAAACAGGTGTGTTCTCCGAACCGGCACCGGCAGAGTATCTGGTACTGACTCCGCTGACAGAGACTTTTGATCTCCACGCGGACAATGTACCAGAACTGGATGTACAGGAGGTTCGAATCTCCATATTCACCACGGGCAGCTATACCAAATGGAAGAATACCCTCGTCCGCGCTATTCTGGCTGCGGACATTACCATAACAGAGCGCCGGTACATTGGACATGACGATGATTCCGGCTATCACAACTATGCCATTGATGTGGCACATTATTATGAAATGGAGGAATGACCATGGCAACAATTGGTCTGGATAAGCTGTACTACTCCAAGATCACGGAGGCAGAAAACGGCGATGAAACCTATGCCCAGCCTGTGCAGCTGGCGAAGGCGATGTCTGCAGATCTTTCTGTGGAACTGGCAGAGGCAACCCTGTACGCAGATGACGGTGCAGCGGAAATTGCCAAGGAATTCAAGAGCGGCAAGCTGACGCTGGGTGTGGATGACATCGGCTCTGCGGTAGCCTCCGACTTGACCGGTGCAAACATCGACGCGAATGGCGTTGTTATTTCCACCAGTGAGGACGGCGGTGCTCCTGTGGCGGTGGGATTCCGGGCGAAGAAGGTTAACGGCAAGTACAAGTATTTCTGGCTGTACCGCGTCAAATTCGGTATCCCTGCCACGGCTCTGGCAACCAAGGGTGACAGCATCACCTTCTCCACCCCCACCATTGAAGGTACCATCCTGCGCCGGAATAAGGTGGATTCCAAGGGCAAGCATCCTTGGAAGGCAGAGGTGACCGAAGGCGATACTACAGTCACCGAGGAAACCATCGTCAACTGGTATAACGAGGTCTATGAGCCTACCTATACCGCCTGATAAGGAGGAACTATGGATAACGAACGCACTGCAATGATCACCATCGGTGGTGAAGAATACAATCTGGTTCTGACTACCAGAGCCACAAAGCAGATCGCTGGTCGCTACGGTGGTCTGGAAAATCTGGGCGATAAGCTGATGAAATCCGAAAACTTCGAGATGGCAATCGGAGAAATCGTCTGGCTGATCACACTGCTGGCCAACCAGTCTCTGCTGATCCACAATCTGAAACATCGGGACGCACCCCGGGAACTGCTGACGGAAGAGGATGTAGAGCTGCTGACCACTCCCGCAGATCTGGCAACCTATAAGGCTGCGATCACGGAAGCCCTCTACAAGGGTACCAAGCGCAACATCGTCAGTGAGGACGATCCAAAAAACGCAGCAGTC